GGGGTCAGGAAGGCGTGGAACACCTCGTCACCGCCCTCGCCCTTGATGCCGCGCAGGTACTGGTCCTTCGCGTAGGCCTTCAGCTGCACGAACAGCTCCCACATGGGGGTGTCGGCGGCAACGATCGAGCTGGTGGCGCCGTTGGTTTCCAGCGTCTTGCTGGTGCCGTTCCAGCGCATCTTGCGCAGGTTGGTGGGGGCCGACACGTCAGCAGCGAACTCGAGGAACGGGAAGTCCGAACCCACGCGCGCGGCGCCGTTGTTGCGCATCGCGTAGCTCACGCCCGACAGGGTCAGGAACGCCAGCTGGTCGATGCGTTCAGCCAGCCAGTAGGCCAGCACGTCGCGGCTGTTGTTGCGGAACTCGACGACCGACTTCTGGTCGGCCATGCGGCCTTCGTGGCGGTTGGCGTGGCGCAGTTGGTCGATACGGATCACCTGATCGTACGACTTCATCGCCTCTTCGTTGCCTTCCAGCGTACGGTCACCGGCAACGCCGTCGCCTTCGAGGTCGGCCAGCAGCGTGATGACTGCGCGGGCGCCCTTCTCGGACTTTTTCAGCTCGGTGATGTGCTGGATCATGGAGTTCGAGCCATTGCCGAGGAACTTGTTCACGAAGGAATAGTTCCGGGCCATGCGCCACGTGTCCATCGACCAGACGGTCTTCTGCTCGTTGGTGAGCAGTGCGAAATTGGTAAGCATCTTGTGCCTCCTTCAGGCAGGGGATGTGAAAGTCAAACCGTTGATTGCTCTCAGATCACGCTCTGGGCCAGCGCAGGTCGACTTTTTAGGAGGCCGGTCTCCGCAGAGCTGTCGGGTCTGCTACCGAATGTTGTCGGGAGTATAGACGAAAAAATGGGAGGGCAGCAACTGCCCTCCCAAAATGTTGAGGTTGCACCGCCTGCAGACCTCAACCGCCTTCAACTCTGGATTGTCCCGCAGGTGTTGCGCCGCCGCAACCACAATCGCCACTCGTTGGGGCGAAGGGGCCAACGGGCGGGAGCTTGGAACGGTCGAGGAACGGACGCGGGCCGTGGATGGGGTTGTGCATCGGCGGCGCGTCAACCACGAACGTCTCGACGGGGGAGGCTTCCTTCACCTTCGCGCGGATGATCCCCCACTGGTCGCGCGAAGGAGGCTCGTTCGTCAGGTCCACGAACCCCTTCAGGTAGTACATCAGGTCGTTTGAGTTCATTTTGCCACCCCCTTGATACGGTTAGCCACCGAATTGAGAAAGGGCTCTTTTTCCGGCGGGGCGGCAATGAGTGCAGCCCCGAAGCCAATCTTGGTGTCGAGGTCCAACTTGGCAGCGTGAACGTCGACCACGGCCTGATAGCGAGCGATATCGGCGCTGTACTGCGCGTGCCGGTTCACCTGCTCGATGGCGGCTGCGCGCTTAAGCTCGATTTCACGATCGCGCACCACCTGATCCTCAGCACGCTCCAGCAGCCTCTTGGCCGCGAGGAAGCCAAGCGACTCGTTCAGCTTCTCCCTGATCGCCCCCCACTGCTCGGGTGTAGGGGCCTCGCCCATGACGTCAGCTGCGCCATTGAGCCAGAGAACGAATTCAGTCGGTGTGGTCATCAGCGTGCTCCCATGCCTTTGTGTGAATCAAAACCCTGAACTGCGGCGTGCTGCGCCGGCGGCTTGGGCGGGGGGTACTGGCAGACGTTGTTCCCGAACACGATGTACTCAGGAATGTCGTTGGCAGACCCGAACTTAAGGACGAGGCGCCCCTCTTCGTTGATACGGATGGTCACGTCAGCGTAAGAGTACGGGCGAAGGGCCGATTCGAGATCGATCTCTTGGGTCATGAAAGGCTCCTTTCAATGAAAAGGGGCCCCGAAGGGCCCCCGACGGTCCGCTGATCTTATATCAGATCTCGTCACCACGCAACTTGGCCTTGGTCTCTTCGTCCAGCTTGGCGAACTTGTCCTGCGACAGGCGCAGGACGTCCACGTCGCCGCCCTTGCCGCCGCCAGCCTTGTCGGAGTCCAGACCGACGTTCTTGCCGCTAGGCGGCTGGCGCTTGTTGGCCTCGGCGGCCTTCTTGCGGGCTTCGACAGCGCGCTGGTCAGCCAGCTCCTTGGCCTTGTCGTCACCGCCCTTGCCGGCAGCGGGCGGCGCGCCCAGCACGTACTTCACGGCCTTGGCCAGCGCGTCGGCACGCTTCTGGCCCGATTTCACAAAGGCGTCCAAGAGGACGGCAACCTCGTCGGTCTTGTCCTCGTCGAAGTCCTCGTGCTCAGGATTGAGCGCGGGGTACTTGGCCTCGTAGCCAGCCAGCTGAGCGTTGTAGCTCATCTCGTCGATGGCTGCGCGCCGGGCGGCTTCCGACTTGGTGTTGGTCTGGTACTCGGACAGCTCGTCGCGCAGCATCTCGACCTGACGACGGACCTTGCGAGCCTCGTCCTTCTTGCCGTCGAGGATCAGGTCCTCGTACTTGTCCTGCAGCTTGTCGATCTCGTCGCGCATGTCCCGGACCGCTTTGGCCGTGGCCGAGGCGTGCTGGCCGCCCTTGAGCTTCTCGATCTCGTCCAGCAGCGCCTGTTCGCGCTGCTTGGCCTTGCCGAGGGCTTCGTCGAAGCGCGACTTGGGGATGCGGATGCGCTTCTTCTTCTCTTCCTCGGCTTCGAGGCGCTCGCGCTCGGCCTTTTCTTCCTCGGTCTCCTCGCCTTCTTTGTCGAGGTCGGTCTTGTCCCCCTTGTTCTCGGGCTTGTCGTCCTCGCCATCGAGCTTGTCGCCCTTACCAGCGTCGTCCAGAGGCGACTTGAAGTCGTCCCCACGGTCTGTGGCCTCGCCACCGCCTGCGGCGGCGCCGTCGTCACCGGCCGGAGCCCAGTAGCCACGAGAAATGAGTTGTCGAATTGCGAAAGGCATGGTCAAGCTCCTTGCTTGGGGGTTTTGGCCGGGGCACCCGGCGCTGGCGAAGTGGGAGACGCCTCTCCCGGGGGTTGTGCGTTGTGTACTGCCGCCACACGAGCGGCTTTGGCCTGCTCCTTGGCGACGGTGGCCTTGATGGCTGCTTCGGCGGTGGCCTGCTCACGCTTGAGGGCCATCTCCATCTGCAGCTGCTCGCGCTTGAGCTCGAACTCGCGGTTCATCTGCTCCTGCTTGAGCTGGAATTCCTGATCGAGCTTCTGCTGCTCCATGGCCATCTCGGCGTCCAGCTTCTGCTGCTCCATGGCCATCTCGTTCTGGCCGCTGTCCTGACCGATGGAGGCGATCTCCTTCTGGGCCTTGGCCTGCTTGAGCTGGGCGTCGGAGCCCTTCTGGGTGGCCTCGGCCTCCTTCGTGGCCACGTCGGCTTCTAGAGCGCGCAGCTGCAGAGCAGCTTGCTGCTGTGCCTCTGGGGTCTGTCCGGCCTGCTCCATCTCCGAGATGATCTGGGCCTTCTCCTTGAGGCGGCTCGACTGCAGGATGTACTTGTCGGGGATCTGCACGCCGGCCTCGGTGCGCAGACGCACAGCTTGGTCGAACTGGGTGTCCTCGAACGTGTCGCGCTCGGGCTGGTTCGTCACCACGATGGCGTACTCGCCCAGCGTCAGGTCGTTTGCGATGCGGCCCTCGGGCGTGGGCTGGTTCACCGCCAGCTGCTCGGTCGTGTTCATCAGGCGGTCTGTCGTGATGTACAGCAGGCGCTGCTCGGTGTAGTACTCCTGCACGAGGTCCAGAACGGTGCGTGCGAGGATGAAGTCCGAGCGGTTCATGTTGTCCATGACCTTGGCGAGGTTCGCCTGCCCGCTCTGCTTGTTCGTCTGCACGCTCTTGGACGCCACGTCCTCGCGCGCGAAACCCTGCATGTAGTCCGACACACCCGAGATCGACTTGATGTGCTCCTCGGCCTTGTACGACACCCGGTCCAGCCCGGTGGGGGTCTGGTTCGGCTGGATCTTCTCGATGTTGTTGATGTCGTCCAGCTCGACCACGAGGCCGGACTGCGCGCCGCGCTGCTCCAGCTCGGCGGTGGACATATTGGTCAGTGCGTTGCGCTTCACCTTCCAGCCAGAGTTGGCCGAGGTGTTCACCACGTGCAGCTCCTGCGAGCTGACCTTGTTCAACAGCTCCTGCGGGCCGAGCAGGTTCTCCACGAGGCCGACGGTGCGGCCGCGACGGAAGTACGGGAAGTACGGCACCACGGTGAAGTGTTTGTACGGGCTCCAGTCGTCGTGCAGCACCACGTTGTCGGCGATGACCGTCCAGCGGATGCGCTGGATCAGCTTCTTCGTGGTGGCCAGCTGGGGGTTGGCCTGCAGGTGCTGGGCGATGCGGTCGTCGTCCCAGTCGGCGGGCACAGCGCGCGTGTCGCCGGTCTCCAGATCAACGAAGTGCAGCACCTTGTCGAGCTTCTTCCACTGGCGCTCGATGACGCGGATGTTGCGGACGTTGTTGTACTCCTGCTGGGTCACCGTGTTGAGCGGCCAACCGATGGCGCGCGCCGAGCCGAAGCGGTCGCGGTTGATGTCGATGGAGTCGTAGCCGTAGGGGTAGTACGAGTCGGTGCGGCTGCGCAGGAGGTCCGCGTCGGCCTTGCCGTACAGCAGCTCAATCTGGTCGGGGCTCATCCACTTGGTGATGATCACGTCGTTCCACTTGTCGGGGTCGTACTCGTCCGCGTCGGCGTCGATCAGCACGTTCTTGGGGTTCAGCTGCTCGATGCGCACTTCGCCGCGCAGCGAGTCGTTGAAGTCCAGCCGCACGTCGAAGAAGCCACGGGACGTCACGACGCCGTCCGTGAACACGTCCGAGCGCGTCCACGCGAGTTGGTTGTTGTCCGCGATCTGCATGAACACCTTGGTCAAGGCGTCGGCGACTTCGGACGTGGCCCCCTCGTTGCGAGGTTTGAAGGCGATGTCCGTGCGGTTGAAGATCTGCTCGCCCATCACGTTGGAGATGGTCGAGATGATCTTGTTGATCGTCAGGGCGGGGCGGCGCTGAGCCTTGAGCAGGGCCAGATCGTTCTGGTCCCACTGCAGGCCGGCGAAGAAGTCCTCGCACTTGGCGGCCTTCTTCACGTAGTCGAGGTGGCCGTTGTCGCGCAGATAGGTATATCGATTCCAGACCTGAGTGGCCAGAGCGGTATTGACGGGCATGTTTTCTCCTATGCCGTCATGTGACTACCACTGCCGGCGAAACTCTCACTCAACCGATCCCGCCAGCTCTTCAGCGGGGGCGGGGTGTACGCTTGCGGTGGCTCCTTACCCATGCACAACTGCACCGCCCAAGCCAGCGCGTCGACAACGTCGTCGTGAACACCGGCTGGGAAGCGAAGCAACTCTTGTTCGGCCTGAGCGCGCCATGCGGCTTCTTCGGGGAAGATCACACGGCCCTGCTGCATGCGCCCTTGCAAGGGGCGCGCACGCGCCATTTTATCGGTCATCGGGCGCAGCACCTCGTACGGGAGGTACTGGCGACGCTCGACCATGCGCTTCTTGAACAGCGGCTCGATGGCGCGCCAGATCTGGCCGTCCTCAGCACCCAGCAGGTAGCCGGTGCCGGGCATGGACCCCCAGCGCGTGGCCACGTCGAGCATGGCCTCGACGATCTGGAAGCTGTCCCCCTTCATCCGGAAGATCTCCAGCACGTACAGCTGGTCCAGCTCGTCCTGAAGAATCGTCGCCCCCACGGTCCAGTCGTTGGCCTGCTTCTCGCCAATGGCGAAGTCCCATGCGGTGTAGATGCGCAGGTTCTGGGGGCTGGGCAGCTGGCGCTGGTAGCGGAAGTACTCCTTCTTGAAGTACATGCCCTCGTCAGGCACTGGGTTCTGCTGGTACAGCGCCGACCAGATGCGAGGCTGCAGGTTGGCACGGATGCGCTTCAGCGCTTCGGTGGGGTACCGGTCCTCGTGGAGGCAGAAATCCTTC